AGGGATTTCCCCGCGCCATTAATCCCCGCAAGGATGGTTAGTTCTTCCCCTCGCAGTCTGAACTTGTCATCAAACTGTCTGAATGGGAGTTTAACCCCCTGCAATTGTTCTTCATTGAAGAAAAAGTCAAAGACTTCACTGGTAAAATCATTAGACGGCCTGACTTTACGTTCAACTGATCCAACGCTATCGTACCGCTTTAATTCTTTTTCTGTGATTTCCATCTGCCGTATCTCCAGTTGCCACCGTGTCGGTAGTATTGATCGAATGGTTTAAGGTGAGTGCTGTAAAACTTGCTCCAATCCATCCCCTTGATCCTGACTTTGTTTGTGCTTTCAACCCTAGCGGGTGACTTACTGTTATTATCAAGGAACTTTTGGGGCATTTTACCAGATAAATTCTGTACGCGCAAGTATATTTTCCAAGCCTCAATCATCATTTTGTTTGTTGTTCTGCGGGAGCGGGATAAAATGTCAAGACATTTCACCGCGCTCTTCATCATTGTCTCAGACTCCACATCCCCTTGGTGGCGTACAGTAGCCACCATTCTTTTGGGGATGTTTCTGAGAATCCGTAATGCTCTCTTCTCAATCATACTGCCTGCGTTTGTCATCTTCTTCAGACATGGCATCATCGTATTCCTGCACCGTCCATGTACTGAGGTCTGACAGTTTAGCCAGAGCCTCTGGGGTGAGAACAAAGCCGTTGCCGTTTAACTCAAGCACTATGCTGTTATCATTCCCCAAATAGGTCTGAACGTCATCAATGATTAGGTCATCAAAGAACTTATCAACTTCCTGTTGCACTCTCTCATTTACTGCCTCTTCAAAATCCTCGGCATAAGACTGTGATTTTGAGAAGGCGTTAAAGTCTCTCTCGACTGGATCAAACATTTTATTCTCCGTAGTTATCGTAAGTATAGTCTGCAATCTCTTCAAAGTCAATCTCTTTATCAAGCAATTCCCAAACCTTTTCGATGGTAGATTCCTTGATATACCTGTGCATTGACTTGGTAGAGTAGTTCATCAAATCCCATTTTACATCATCAAAGTTTTCTTTAGTTAGCATTTTATTCTCCCAAATCGTCCATGTTTTCCCAATCTTCTGGCAACATACCGGTGATTAACATCTCTCTTTCATTTGGATACAGATAGCGGAAAGCATCCTGCACCAGTTTTCCATCGGCCCAATCTTGGGCATCTTGGAATGGGTCTGAATCTCCCCATCCATATTCCTCCATTTCACTGAAGTCTACGGTAAAGAGGCCCCTCTGTCCTGTGAAAAGATTCTTGGTGTAAAACAGGTATCCGTCTTCATCCTTTTCAATTTTCTCTAGTGCTTTGTAGATCATTTGTGTGTCCTTATAGAGAGTAAGTAACCGAATGATACAGGATAGTTTCCGGTTTGTCAACAACAATCTGCACATTTTTATCTAATTAACTTAAGTCATTGATATTAAAGGGATAATCACAGAAAGATAATATAGTTAGAGTAAAAGAATTTTTTATTGACTGCCAGTCACCATTCTGGTATACTGGCAGTCGAGTGGTAGACTCTTTAAATTATGTGGCTCAGTTCCTGCCACCATCTGCCGAATAGGGAATTAGATTGATGGCGCTTACTGGCAACCCGGCGCTGTAGCCGTATCCCGCAACATTCGCGGGGTGCTGTAATAAAACAGGTTTAAGTGATATTATACCCGAAAGGGATCACCCGCTTCACTCATGCGGTGTTTAATGAGTCCCTGATAATAATCAATCTACAGGCTACCGTCCTAGATAGGGTTTACCTATCACATAGGGGTTGCCTAGCAGTATGCCTAAATTATATTTGTTGCAAAAAAACAACAGTGTTGTAAAAATACCACAATGAGTTCCGACAGACAGACAAGAGCAAAGCGCCGAAACATGGTGGCGAAACACGCGGGCAAATTTAATAAGTCTTACCCCATGAAAAGTAAGGTTGTTTATGAGCGCAATTCTAAGGCCGTCAGGCGTGAGATAGACCTAACCCTAGGGGATACCACTAAGGGGTCATAATCAGGCCGTACAGGCGAACTACGAGCCTTGCAGAGCGTGTTATAGCGTTATCGTCCACGCATAAAAAAACCCCGGCGAACCGGGGCTTATAATAATATTAGACTTTTCTGATTTAGTTACTTTTATACCTTGGATGAGTTTCTGCTATATCTTCAAGGATAGCCTGGCATTTAACGCAACGGGTGAATAAATATTCAAATGTTTCAGGGTGTACGATTTGCCACGATTTACCGCGTGTTGGTTTGCCATCTTTATTAACCTTTATCGGGTCTAGACATTCATTACAAATAAGTTTGCTTTCTTCGCTCATTTTACTGCCTCAATTATAACATTGGTTCCAGAATCCTTACGGTAGCAGATCAGGCAATCCATACACTTCCGACCAGTACAGTTTTGATTGATGGTGCTACCCTTCGACACGTTATTAAAAACCTTATCGAAACCCCTAGGGGTATCAATAACCTTATCAATCCTAGGATTTGAGAATACCAGTATCAGATTGTCCGGCAATTCCTCTTTAAACTGGCGAACAATAGAGGCGCGTTTAGTCCACAGGGCGAAGTTACAATGCGGGTTTTTCTTGGCAATATTCACGATGTTTTGAAAGTGTGCCGAATTGATTAATTCCCCATGTCCATTAAAGCGGAAATATGCCTGATTAATCACTGGCAATAAATCCCATTCTATCAGTTCAGACATTAACCTAGAATTGTGTTGAAAAGCCGGTACACAAGACTTGCGATAGGTGGAAAGCATCTTGTGGGAGTAGCATTTCCCGCAGATAGTGTCGGTTTCTTTCTGGCGGATACAAAATTCGTTTGTTGTGGTATCGGTATTAATTGCGCCAATGCCCAATAATTTGCCGCTCATTTTGCTGATTTTGATTTGTTCGATCATTTTATTCCCCGGTTAAATCGTCAATAGATTCTAGCGTATCATCGTCAAATAATCCACCGCTATGGGCGCGGTATTCCTCGACGGTCTTTTGAGGCTTTAACCGTGTAACCGTCAAGCCGTTTTCGTCAATATAGATATAGTCAATTTCCATTATTTGACCCTCAAAAAAGGCGATATTAAAAGAGCGCCTATAACGATTACACCCATCGCCAACATGGGCAAACCGAAAACAAGCCCCAGAATTTCCATTATTGTTTCTATCATGTTGCTTCCCTATGTTGTGTTTGCACCCGAAAGCCCCACATATAGCGGGGCGCTCAGGTTGATTGTAAGGCTAGTCTAGCCGGATAACGTGGGCTTGTAAAGCATTACCGGAATCCCGCCCATCATAAACATAAGGGCTTTTCGAGCATCATGCACAGGTTCGCCGGTTTCCCAACAAATGAAAGTGTCATTCGTATATGGGTTATATTGCGCGGTTTTCCAGTCCCTATCCCGCAATGACTCCATTGATTCCCTGCACCATTCCACAAGTCTAGGGGATAATACAACGCAATTCTCGCCTTCTGGCGGATAACCTGTGACCCTAGCGTGAACATTCTTGCGCCCTGTTTCCCGAACCTTTCTCTGACCCGCTTTGGATACGTTAAACCGGACATTCTCAAGCAGTACACCATCAGCATGGGCGTATACTCTACCACTTTGTTGGACGCTGAAACAACGCTTGTGGAGGTTGAAATATACTTGCGATCTTTTCATGGCTAGATTCCTATGATTATGTAGATTGTGACGGCGAGTGCGCCGTATGAAACACCGAAGAATAGAATGTCTGCAACAAGGCTTGCGATAGATCGTTTCATTTGATTGTTTCCTGTTGTTGAGTAGTGAAGCCTATTATGCACACTGATTGTAGTCTGTCAACACCTGAAGCAAACTTTCTGCATATAATGTTTTTATGAGTGTTATTAAGTGGGTTTATGACATTCTTCCCCCACACTCTCACACTCCCCCAGACCATCGCGGGATAATTCCACACTGCTATTATTGTATATCTTCGCATGGTAGTAACGCAGAGGCAAAGCCACAGGAATAATAACCATACTATTTGAAGGGTTACTGTGATAAACCCTTAAGCCAACGCGGGTTATAAGGCGAGTTAATGACGCGCATAAGCCCAGTTAATGACCCCCCGACCCCCTTTTTTTTCTTGTTGTTTAATATATATTCTATCCACTCACCATCGGGGGATTTCAACCTTTATAAGATTTTCCTTATATACTATGAGAACTGAGAAACAAGAGATATTCATTGAGCAATACTGTCTGCATGGGTGTGCCGCTAAAGCCGCGCAGATTGCAGGGTATTCCCATCCCAAGCAGAGAGGGTATGAGTTAAAGAATCAGTTTGCCAGAGAGATTGAGGATCGCACCCGCAAGATGATTCAGGATTGTGTACCCGGTGCATTGATGGTTCTCAAAAACCTCTCAGAAGGCGCTGAGAGCGAATCTGTGAGGCTTGGCGCTGTCAAGGATATACTGGACAGGGCTGGTCTTAAACCCACTGAGAAGATCAAACAGGAAGTCTCACACGTTGAAGAGAAATCCACAGAAGAGTTGCAGAGGGAACTAGAGGCTTTACTTGGAACAAAACATTGAAGCGGCTATCCAGATAGCGAAAGAGTTAAGGAAGCGTGAACGATATAACAAGATCGACTTCTACGATCCGTACCCATACCAACAGGAATTCCACGAAACAGGGGTAGGTAATAACCAACGCTTATTGATGGCGGCTAACCGTATAGGAAAGTCTTATTGTGGAGCCGCAGAGATGGCTTATCACCTTACAGGGCTGTATCCAAAATGGTGGAGGGGTAGGAGATTTAATAAGCCTATCACAGCATGGGCTGGTGGTGTATCTAACGAAACCACCAGAGATATTGTACAAGCAGAACTATTGGGTTCTCCCGACGATCCAGAAGCCTTTGGCTCCGGCGCTGTTCCTAGAGAATGTATTATAAAAACTGAACGCAAGCCCGGTGTTCCAAACGCCAAGTCCGTAGCCCTCATACGGCATATTTCCGGTGAGAACTCTTCTTTACACTTTAAAGCCTATGAGATGGGCGTAGACAAGTGGCAAGGTAGATCAGTGGATGTGGTATGGTTGGATGAGGAACCATCCAGAGAACTGTACTCACAGGCTGTTACGCGAACCCTAGACAGGAAGGGAATGGTCTACATGACCTTTACCCCTGAATCCGGCATGACTGAAACAGTCGCGGCCTTTATGAACCACATAAAAAGGGGTCAAAGCCTAACCAACGCCACATGGGATCACGCCTCAGAACAGGTTAAATCGTTAAGAGGTAAGAAAGGCCACCTTTCTGAAGATGTAATGGAGCAGATTCTTTCTGCTTACTCCCCCCATGAGAGGGAGATGAGAAGATATGGCAGACCTTCAATCGGTTCTGGCCTTATCTTCCCGCTAAACGAAGAAGATTTAATGATTGATCCAATAGAAATACAGGATCATTGGCCGCGCATAGCCGCCATAGACTTTGGTTGGGATCACCCAACGGCTGTTGTTTGGTGTGCAATAGATAATGAAAGTGACACTTTCTACATATATGATTGCTATAGAGCATCCAAGGCAAGCCCTACGGTACACTCCGAGGTAATAAGGCAACGTCCTTATTTTATTCCGATAGCCTACCCGCATGACGGAAATCGCAGGGATAGCATGGGAAACCCCGGCCTTGCCGAGCAGTACAGGGGTTTGGGGTGTAACTTTCTACTGCAACACTTTACCAATCCTCCGGGGTTGGGAGAAAAGAAAGGCTCTAACTCAGTAGAGGAAGGGCTGATGGCTATGCTACAGAGCATGGAGAAAGGAAACTTTAAAGTATTCTCTACCCTGTCTGACTGGTTTGAAGAGTTTAGAATGTACCATAGAAAGGAGGGGAAAGTTGTCGCTCTTCGTGATGACTTAATGAGCGCCACGCGATACGCCTTCCAATCACAACGCTACGCCATAGCCGGGTCTGACCCCGAATGGACTAGCGATATAACCTATAGGAATTACGGAATTGTCTGATAAAGAACGAGAACTCATATCACGAATACAAGGAGAGATTACAGACTCTCTTGGGTATGATGGCGAGATATCGGAACAGCGGGAAAAGGCTCAAGAATATTACTATGCGTTGCCCTTTGGTAACGAGGTAGAGGGCCGCAGTCAATACGTTGATTCCACTGTTCAAGATACAATTGAATGGATTAAACCGTCTTTGATGCGAGTATTCGCCTCTGGTGATGAGATGGTTAAGTTTACACCTCACGGCCCGGAAGACGTACAAGCGGCAGAACAGGCCACGGATTACGTCAACTACGTCTTTACAAAAGATAATTCGGGCTGGGAGGTTCTTTACTCTTGGTTCCATGATGCTCTATTACAAAAAAATGGTATTGTAAAAGTATGGTGGGATGAGTATGAAGAAGCCAAAAGGGAAGAATATCAAAATCTTGGCGACCTTGAGTTTGAATACCTAATTTCAGATGATGGTGTAGAGGTTCTTGAGCATACTGAAATGCAAGGGCCGCAAGGTATGTACCATGACGTTGTTATCAAACGTAGCAGTTATGATGGTAGAGTCCGTATAGAAAATGTACCACCAGATGAATTCCTGATTTCCCGCGAAGCAAAGTCAATTAAGGATGCTAGATTCGTATGTCATAGAGTCAAAAAGACTTTATCAGAACTCCGCATAATGTACCCTGATGATGATTTTGGTGTTGAAGATTTGGGTGGCGGCGATAACATGATGGATTACAATGCAGAACGTCTAGCACGTTATCAATTTGATAATTCAGATACCATTGGTGATTTATCGGGGTCAGGCGAGGAAGAAGCATTAAGAGAGTATTGGTTGCACGAATCATTTCTTAGAACAGACTTTGATGACGATGGAATTGCGGAATTAAGAAAAGTTTGCACCGTTGGTGATTACGTTTTTTCTAACGAAGAAATTGATTACACCCCGTTTGTTTCTATTACTCCGCTAAAAATTCCGCATAAGTTTTTTGGTTTGTCAGTAGCAGACCTTGTAATGGACTTGCAGTTAATCAAGAGTACGCTGATGCGTAACCTGATGGACAACGCCTACAACCAGAACTTTGGCAGATATGCAGTTCTTGAGGGTCAAGCAAATCTGGATGACCTCCTAACCCAGAGGCCGGGGGGCGTGGTACGAGTTAAATCCCCCAACGCTGTTATGCCCTTGGCTACCCCTCCCCTTGAGCCTTATTCATTCCAGATGCTGGGATATCTTGATGAGGTAAGAGAATCAAGATCAGGTGTAAATAAAAATACCCAAGGCATTAATGCAGATGCTCTAACCTCACACACCACGGCTACTGCTGTAAATGCTGTGATGACTAACGCTCAGTCAAGAGTTGAAATGATTGCAAGACAGTTTGCAGAAACTGGCGTTAAAGAATTGATGTGGTGCATATATGAACTTCTGCTCAAGTATCAGGATAAGGAACGAGTAGTAATGTTAAGGAACGAGTGGGTTCCTGTACGCCCTGATATGTGGTCAGACAAAATGGACTGCACTGTATCTGTTGCCCTTGGGAATGGCTCAAAGGATCAGCAGATGGCTCACCTGTCTCAGATGATTCAGTTTGCCGCACAAGCCATGCAGGGTGGACTACCAATTGTAACTCCGCAGAATATGTACAATCTGGGGGCCGCATTAGTTAAGGCTATGGGATATCAGAATGTTGGAGACTTCCTTACAGAACCACCGCCACCGCAACCGCAACAGCCTAGCCCAGAAGATCAAGCGGCTATGATGGAACAACAAATTAAAATGAAAGAGTTGGAAATTAAACAGGGCGACCTACAAGTTAAGATGATGAAAGTCCAACAGGACGCACAGGAAGCCGCTGTAGATGCACAACTTAAAGCCGCTGAATTAGCCCTTGAAGAAAAACAAAATCGTGGCGTGGCGTTAGGATAATGAGTCTTTTAACACCATTTAAGGACGAAGAAGATGCTATGCGTTGGTATTACACCCCGCATAGTATGACTCTTGATTCAGCGCCTATGGGGATTATTGATTATTTTCAAATGCCTCCCCAGCAAATGCCTTTAGAACAAATGTTTCCAGAGCAACCTTCAGTGGAAACTCCAGTCGAAACAATGCCGGCAGAAATAGATTATTCTAGACCTGTAAAAGCGTGGGGGCCAGCCAGCGGTGGCGTTCCCGGATCAACAAGAATATCACAGCATATGGCTAATTGGATACTTAATAAATATCCAGAACAGGAAATGCCAGATAGATATAACATAAGTGGGTGGGATACAAGCGTTGGCACTAGCCCGGAAACTGGATGGACTCCTATTTATGATAATCCAATTCTTAGTTATAATGAAGAAATAAACCAAGAATACACTAACTCTCCTGAGTATAAAGAATATTATAATATTGCGGAACAGTTGGGAGAAACTGAATCAACTTCTGATTCAGAGTCAACTCCGCCATTAGCAAGTTTACCAATAATCCCAATATCTGATTCTATTACAACCCCGCTTGAAGATTCAACTCTACCCCCTCCTGAAGAATATATTCCAGAAACCTATGACGAATCTTCATTTCCCCCATTAGAATCTTATGACTTTTCTGGATTTGGGTCTTATCTTGATTCTCTTCCATCAGGTGCTATAACTTATGAAGACGCTGTTCAAAACTATATAGGCAGACCTCTTACCTCTAGCGAAGAACAAATGTTTATTCAACAAGAATCTAACTTGGGCAATATTAGAAACCTGTTTGATATAATGTCTCCAGAAGATTACTATTCTTCTACACCAATTATTCCACCAGATTCTTTTATCCCCCAAAACAATGATGGCCTTATGAATATTGTTGGCGGTGGAATTATAGACCCCGGCCCAGTAATGGATAACCCGTATTAAATTAGGAGCAACATGAGTAGAGATATAGAACACGCTAAACGCCTTCTTAATGACCCTCTATACAATGAATCATTTGACAAACTAGCAGAAAGTATTTTTAACACTTGGAGTCATTCGGGTGTAAACGATGTCGAAAGCCGAGAGCAATGTTGGCTTTCATTACGACTCCTTGAAAGGATTCGCCTTCATCTAACCAGTATTGTTGAAACCGGAGAGATGGCGGAAAAACTCAAGGAATACCACATATAAGGAGAAAATTTTATGGCGGATACCAATGACCCGCTTCCAGTAGTACCCGGTAGTATTACCGAAGC